ATACTCAATCCGTCTATACTTTTTGTTATATCTTTTCTAAATTTACTTACATCAAATGGTTTTCCCATATGTAGTCTCCATTGTTTAATTTTCTAATATAATTTTATTATTGCCATTGAACCATATACTATGAGCCTGAGCTATAAGATCTTCATTAAAACCGCTAAGATTATAATTATCAAAAACTTTTTTAAATTCTTTTACAGCAGTATTAGTATCTGTGATTAAATTTGTAAGACTTATTATACCTTTGCCATTTAAATTTTCATACGGTTGATAAAGTTTTTTGTCTAGTATTTCTGTTTTTAAAAACTGTATTTTGGATATATTTCGATAAGGTTTGTTTTCATTGATATATTTTCTTGCTAAATTAGCACTACTAGGATTACAATAATCTGGATGGTGCATTTTATACAAAATGTAATTTTCATTGACTCCATATCGTTTATGTATACATGCCTTTTGAGTAAAACGTTTAGCATATTTACTATCTATGCATAATGTTACAATATCGCTATCTTTTAAAAACTCATCAGTGTCTTTGTGTAATATTAAAGAAAGTTTTTGGCTATTAGAAAAAATTTCTTTACAGTATGGTTTATCTTCTAAAATTTTCATAGCTTTTTCATATGACAAGTTTGTATTAGAGAAGATACTACTAAATCCTTCAAAATTAAAAGGTAAACATGGTTCCATTTTTAAATGATTATTTAAATTTGTAGGAAAACTTTTTTTGGTATATTCTAAAAATTTATCAGCGAAAGAATTTTTGTTTTTAGCTCTATTAACTTCTATGTCCCAATGACCTATTTGATCACTAGTTTGCAGTATAGAGTTAGTAAATTTTCCACCCGATCCTTCTGCAAAATTCAGTACAAAAAAATTATTCATATTTTCTTACGTCAAAAAGTTTGCTCATATTCTAATCCTATGTATCTATTATACTATAGATATTTGTCAATGTCAAACACATTTCTGTAGTTTAATCCACGACGCTTGTCTATTTCTTCTAATCTTTGTATAGTGGTGTTACTTTGTTTATCAAATTTTTCATCTAAATGTTTCAGCATATTTACATAGCTGTTATGTAGTAAATAGCGTCTGTCTGCTTGTTGTATACGATTTTTTAATATGCTTCCTAAATTTTTTAGTGTTGACATATTAAAATTTAGTATATTAAAATCCCTAGGACCTGTAATAGGACCAATTATAAATGCATTTTCTACATATCCTAAATTCATAAAATAATCAACTGTGTCGAATATACTGTAGGGATTCAGTATGAACCACAACATATTAAAACTTATCTTATGATCTAGTTGTTTTACTACATTAAGATTTTCTAAAAATGTTTTCCAATCAGCACCATATCGTATATATTCAAATTCGGCACCCATTGTTTCAACACTCACTGTCCAGTGTACATTTTTAAACTTAGTAGCACGTTCAAATACTGGCCCTTTAATATTGCTTAAATTGGTGTTGATGCGTATTGTGCAACTTGGATCAAGTCTGTCTAAAAGTTCACTATTCTCTTTCATAAGCAATGGTTCACCGCCTGCTAGATAAACATTTTTTAAATTTGGCGCATTATCTAATATATATTGTTTTGTTTTAAATAGTTGTTGTTCATCTACTGAAATTTCTTTATTTAATTCTTTAGCCCAGGTGCTACTAAGGTCAGGACCACAATAAACACATGCAAGGTTACAAGTGTTACGCCACCGCATATCTACAGTACCTAACGTAGTGCTCATTGTGTTATAAGAACTATAAGGAATACTACTTAGTGCTTTAAGATAGTAATACCTGTCGCTGCGAACATTTTTTATTCCAGTTGTTCCTTGCTCCAATTTATAACAATTGTTACAACCGCTATGTTGTTGGTCATTTTTCATACATTTTTTTATTTCAGTGTTTATATCGCCGTGCAATATATCTTGTATGTCGGTGTCGTTTATGTATCCTAATGTTTGTTCGCTTAATACACAATTTTTGACTTCGCCATTTGGATTCATTATAAATCCAGTCCAAGGAATAGGACAAAATGTTCCATTTATTGCACGTTTAGGATCCATGACCAATACTGATCTCCTGTAAATTTAAATTATCTTGTTGACATTTATTCCATATATCAATTACTGCTCTGCACCAAGTTTTGACAGGAGCACTATCAACTCCTGCAGTATTAAAAGGCTGTGTAGCAACTGTTCCAGGTCTAATTAATGTTAGTTTACATTTACTTCTAGTATTCTTTAGATTATAATATGCTTGATCAAGTGTTTGCTTTTGTAGTTTATATTCCTGCATTGTAAAGTCCGTTTTGTAATTGGTACTCATTATGCTTCCGATCAGCCATATTGTTTTAGGTTGATCATGCCACTGATGCCATACTTTATACAATAATTCTGTTTGTGCAAATCCTACTTGTGCATTGTTTATAAACCAATCGCATTCAACAATAGGACCTACTACTTTTTGCAAACTACGAATATTATGTCCTGTTCTACGACTAAGTCCAACAATCTCATGTCCTTCATCTGTTAGCAATTCGCTAAAACATTTACCTATTCCTTCTGTATGTCCAGTTATTGCTATTTTCATATCCAAAACCTCTCAATTCCGGGTCTAGCTGCTTCTTCTAGTGCTAAAAATGCTATTAATTCTTTAGTATTATCTTGTTCAACTGCTACACCTTGTAGATTTATATCTTTTGTGAACCAGTTTTTATATTTTACATTCAATGGTTTTGGTGTATTTAAAAAAGCAAACTCGTGTCTAATGTTGTGTGTTTTACAATATGTTTGTATTTGGCTTAACTCGCCTATGTTTAAACAACTTACTGTAGTCCAAGTATCTAATTTCATATTTTTATACTCTTGGCTAGTATCTTTGTAATACATAAGGTTATTTTCAAAAGTTTTCCATTTAATAGGATACCTTATATATTCATGAACTTTATTGATTCCATCGAAACTTACTGTAATAATTACAGTGATGCCTTTATCTAGTAATGATTTTAACTGTTTAATTTTCACATTTGCGTTTGTGTTTATACGTATAATTTTAACATTAACAGGCAAATTATCTAATAGATTGTTATAGTTGTCGCTAATACTTGGTTCTCCTCCGTTTATATCTAATTCAACTATATGTTCTAAAGGCAGTGTTTGGTATAGTTTATAATTATCTTTAACAACTAGAGTTTTTTTAAGATTTCCTATTCTAGTGCTTAAATTAGGATTGCAAGTGATACAAGCACTATTACAATAGTTGTCTAAAGTGCCTCCTAGTTGTATATAATCTTTGTCAAACTTACTAAGAATTTTATCACGTTCTATACTGTTTAATCTAATACTTGTATTATTTAATTTTTCTGTCTGTTCACAACGGATGCATTCTTTTGGCCATTCTTGTTTTTTCATTTGAGATTGTAAGTGTTTTATCCAATCACTATTGATCATTTCTTCATATGTAGGAAACTGTTGTGCATTTACCATATGACCACAACAACCTATTTTGCCACTGCTATTCAATCTAGCATAATGTTTTATTCTTGGGCAATACATTTATTATATAATACTCGACTTTTACTTTGTATATATGAATTTATCTCTTCTAAAACAGTAGGTTTGTTTATAAAGTTGTCATATATAAGATTATCCAAATCTATCCAGTGTGTAGGCGCAATAAAATTAACAGATTTTTTACTTTTATTTTTGTGTATAACAATATCTAAACTATTTACATCTTTTATAATTATTTTTCCAGTATAATGTTTATAGAGATGACATAACCACATATACTGTGGCATAAAGTGTCGGTTGACGAGTTCGCCGCATTCTATTAGATTAACAAGAGTTTTACTCTCAAGTTGATTTTTGTGTTGAAGGTATGTATTTACTCCACTGGAAAACCTATTACCTGCTTCTCGCCAATATACTTCTATGATGTTTGTGTGTATATCTATATTACTATTAAATATCTTTTTTACACACAATTGTGATAAACTACTACTAGCATTCTTAAAAATAGGATAGACAAAACGTCCCGCCGGCAGTTCAAATACTGTACAGAGCTTTGGGTATATTAGTTCACTATTATAATGTATCATGAAAATAAGAGTGGCATTTCTGCCACTCCTTATTACTAAGATTGTCTGTTACGAATCATTGCTAAAATGTCTTCAGCTCTTTTGCTTTCACCACCTGTTGCCGGAGCCGCAGGTGCCGCCACAGTTTCTGTTTGTGGAGCAGGAGTAGGTGTTGCACCCATCTCTTGTGGTGTTGCTACTGGAGCAGGAGCGACCGTATCTACAACTGGAGTTGCCGGAGCAGGTGTTGGTGTTGTAGTTGCTGGAGCAGTTGACGTACTTGAGGTTGAGGAACCTGCTGGAGCATCTAAACCATATGGACGATAATATTGTCCCCATCTTTCGTTATCATAGGGTTGTCCATCTACACTTGCTTCGAACATTTCTTTAATGCACTGCAATTCTACTTCTGTAGGTTTTTTAGGAAGGAAATCTGATAATGTATTCAAACCATGTGTTTCAATAGCTGCCAATTGTGCTTCGCTTAGTGCAGTTTCTTTTCTAGCCCATTTACTTGTGCTATAGTCTGCATATTGTCCTTTTGTAGTTTTAGTAATACGGAAATCTAAGCCAGCATTATAATCTGTTGGCATTTCTTGAATATCCGGATCCATTAGTGCATCTTTGATTAAGTTAAAGATACTTGGTGATATTACAAATCTACGAATTGGATTTTCTGGTGCGTCTTCTTGTAATGGGTTTTCAGTAACAAATCCTTGAAAGATATAACTACGTTTCTTCCAATACTTTCTACCCATATCTTCTAGTGAAGAATCTTTAAACCAACCACGTACTTCTGTAAGTATAGGACATGTTTCGTTCCACATTTCAACACATGGTACTTGCACTACTACTGGTTTACTATTCATATCATTCTTTACACCTGTAAAGGGTAAACGAATCATAAGTCTTTCAGCCCAGAAAAATGTATTGTTAGGATCGCCATCAGGTAAGAAACGAACACCTGCCGTTGCTCCTTCTGGTATATTCCAATGTGGGTAAATTGCGTTATCGCCGCCGCCGGTTCTCTCGCTACGAGATTCTTGAGATTTTAGTTTTGCTCTAATTTCTGCCAAAGATGTTGCCATTATTTTTCTCCTTAATGTGCCTATTGTTTAGCCTTGTATGTGCCTATTCACATACTATATTTACATAGTATATGCATTTTTATTTATCATGTCAATAAAAAAGGCACACAAAATTGGTGCCTCTTTTAAATAATTTTATTGTGCCAATTAGCTTCGTTCAATGTCCTGTAGTTTACGCATTTGTCTTGCCACTATACTTCTTGGTGTAAGTTGATATCCTTCTTCGCCTTCGTGTATGCCGTGGTTGCTCCTCGCTTTTGACCCTACGCCTGCCATTGCCTTAAGTTTTGCAATGCTTTCCGCCACTTCGTCTACTTCTTCAATTTCTTGTACTTGTTCAACTTGTGTCTCTGGTTGTGCCTCTTCTACTTCTTGTGTGGTTTCGTCTAGTGCTTCTGCAATTCTAAAACCATCATGTGTAATGCCAGTTTTATTTGTTAGATAGTCAGAAATAAATTCTTCTGTATCTTCATCGTCTAATCCAACTGGAACAGGAACTGTCATAGTTGTACTTAAATCACTTACATCATCTTCAGCGTCCCATTTGATATTAGTTACTTTAACTATGCCTTCGTCTAATTCTTCTGAAGGGGCTTGCGGTCCATCAATTTCGCCTTTTATTATATCTAGCATTCCTTGATATGGTTCATCAAATTTTGCAGATTCGATCCATTTTTTAATAATTGGTCTGGCATCGCCTTCTGGATTTGCGTCTCCTGCATCGCCTAGATCATCAAATAGCTCGTCATCACCAAACGCAAAACTTATTGCATTAGTTGCATCTTCACCGCCATCTCCTAACGGTATAGTATCTTGCATAATTCTTATTACTTCATTTGCAGTATCTAAGTCTGCTGGAAGTGCCCATGTACCTTCTGAAATCATATTCATATTCTTTTCAAATGTTTCAAAAGTAACACTTTCTTTTGCTTTGCCATATAAATCTTTCTTTGGTGCCGGATCTTTTTTATCCACATTTCCTTGTAAATATTTTTTAGTAATGTTAATTGCAGCTTTATATTGGGCCTCATCATCATAGTTTATATTTCCTAAAGCCACTGCCAATGCATCATCAGTAACGTTATTTGCAAGGTATTCAATAACATTAATAACTAAATTGCGATTCTTTGCTTTCGTGTCCATATCACTGTTTTTCATTACATTAAAGTAATTTTTTAGTTCTGCTTCGTCTGCTTCATTTTTAAATACTTCAATATTATCAGGACTATTTGATGCTGAAATAATATCACCTGCTCTACTTGCGACTACAGCATCTAGTTCATCGTCACTACGTGTTTCTGCATCTTTATCCATTTTTGCTTCCTTTTTTAAACTTAAAGCTCTACTGACCGCTGGTAAACTGTCTACCATACGATCATCAAAAACTTGACGTGTAAGTTTTGTTTTTAAATCTTCTATATCGTTCTCTTCAACTTCTATAACATCGGGCACCCAGTTTTCAAAATAGTCTTCGTAACCTTTTGCACTACTGATAGACTTTAGTGTATCTTTTAATCCATAGTATCTATCTGTTGCTGCTTCGATAACTTCTTGTGCTTCTTCAGTAACATAATCATTTGACTTTGCACTACGAACAAATTGCTTTAGTTGTTGCATTTCTTGCATAATTTCTACAATATGTAATCCACGTTCATCACGGGTATGGCCTTCATTTGATACATGTCTAGCCATTGCTCTTGCACCAGGTAAGTAGTTGTTAGCAAATTTAAAGCGTTCACCTTGATTATTCTCAATGTAGATAGCACTAATGTTTCTACTTCTTGCACCCAGTTTTGTTTCATCAACTGTTTTACTGTGCTTAATAATAAGTTTTGCTTTTCCTTGTTCTAGGAAACTTTTTTGGCTTGTGCCATGTAATCTGTTTTCCATAACTTCGTCCTGGCGTTGTGTTAAAAATTGATAATCTTTTTTATCAAGTCTCTCTTTGGTTACATTATGTGTTTCATAGTTTAACATATTTCTTGCACTAAACTTGCTAAGGTCTTTTAAGAATCCATACCAAGCATCCGATGTACTACTATCTGCATCCTCTACCATACTATTTGGAAAATAAACTTGTAGTTTATCTTCTTCGTTAATACTAATAGTGACTGCACCCACTGGCAAGTCTCTGTGTTTAAAGTTAAATTCAAAAAATCTTGCTTGACTTGGATCTGTAGTTACTTCACCTTCACTGTTCCCCAACTTAATGTTTGCTACTCTACTACGTATTTTGTCAAACAGTTCTTCTGATATGTTATCTATGCTTCTCATGTACGTATTTATCCTAAATCATGATAAAAGGCATAGGCTCTTGGTCGAACTCGTCTCCGTCTCTTATGTAAGTCTCTAACTCAGGATGATAGTTTTTAAGTGTTTGAGCCATACGCATTACAAGCAGTGTACTCATAACTAAGTCATCTGTATCGCCTGCTTTTGCTTTAAAACTATTACCTGCAGCAATGAAACTTTTCATTTCGCTTACTAACATCTTACTGTTAACTTTAACTTTGTCTGTTTCTACTAGTGTTTTGAATTTACTACATATACTAATCTTACTACGATGTGTTGTATTATATCCTCTACGATACAGTCTACTATTGCCATGAACTTTTGGTTCACTCAAAAATATACCTGGTATATTTTCCTCACCTACTTCTGCTACACTCTGGAGGGCTGCTTCACCTATAGTATTATTTTCCATACTATAGTATATGTTCATATTATCAACACCTTCGTCTAGTAAGTATTTGCAAATATCTACCAGTATACGTATTTGTTGTGGAATAGGTGTTTTATTGTGACTCCACTCACCTATTTGTTCCATACTAGGTATTTCAAATATTTGTATAGCTGCAGGGTCTCCACCAGTTCCTAAACTAGGATCTAATCCTACCAGATATGTCATTTGTGGGTTAGGCTTTTTCCACCAACGTACTGTACCATGTTTAAATGCAGGCTCTTTACCACGTAAGTTTGTAAGCACTAAACTATCTATAAGCGTTTCGTCATATATAATAAATTCACACTCATGTTCACGTCTAAAACGTTCTTCACCTATACGACCAAGTTCGTCCTCTTTCCATTTTTCGTCTCTGTCAGGATGTTCCCACCAGTAACTTTGATAACTTTTAAATCCATTTACACCCAAGTCAGTTTCATTACCATTGCTGTCAAATGTTTTATTTGCATCACGCCATATCTGTGCAAATTGATCTTCATCACTGTTAGGTGTGCTAGTAATAATAGCAGCTCCACCAGTTGCTAGTGTAGGTGAAATACTAGTCCAGAATTCTTTTGCGATACTTGGTCTAACAAAAGCAAACTCATCACAATATAGCAATGTAATACTCATACCTCTACCTGTGTTGTCTGTGGTTGCTTGTGCTATAATTCTACTACCATTGTCAAAGTCGATACTGCCTTTATTGTAACTAGTTACACCTGCACGTATATGATCAGGAGCAAGTTCATAAGCATAGCGTATTCTTTGCATAATTTCCTGAGCACCAGCGTATTTGTGTGCTGCGATTAATATAACACTATCCGGCACAAACATTGCATACCATAACAAATAACCTGCTGCAGTAGTACTTTTGCCAGTTTGTCTGGGTAACATGTTGATATTGAATCTATAGTTATGATATACATCTAGAAGTTTATGTTGATATTCATATGCTTTGTATTGCATACGTCCTTGTGTAGGATGTTGAATATTAAAATGGTTGTTCATAAAATAAAACACACCAGTCTTCGGGTCAGCACATTTTGCAAACTCGGTAAGTTGCTCGTCAGTATACTTCTCTTTTTTATACGCTTTTTTAGTTAGTACGCCGTCTAGTGATTTAACCATGTTACATCCTTAAAATGTGTTTTTGCGGGTCTAGTACTTATGCGAATTATTTTTACAACAATTTCAAAGTTATCTGCAATGTCCTCAAACATACGCATTCTTAATTGCTTGCCTGCATTTCCGTAACTACTTTTTCCAATAGTAGTAATATGTCTTTTGTCTCCATACCTAGGAAATACTCCTCTAACAAATAAACAAGTATCTGCTAAATCCTTACTAGGCATAGTGCCTCTCATATACGCCTCAGTAAATGTAGGATTGGGTAGGAAGTCAGGCTCGTCTACAAACGATCCTAGCAGAATAGCCACATATGCTTCAATATCTTCTGGTAAAGTATAACCTTCTTGCCTACTAGTTTCTATTAAACATTCACGAAAAGCCGATACATACTCGTCCTTAATATATTTCATATAAATATTTATATGTCCGACACTCTATTACTTAACACAAGTGGTCAACCAATCACTAACTTTCCTGTTAGTGTTATTGATTATAAACGTGCAATTAAGTTATATTTTTTAGAAAAAGTAACTGTACTTGATTGGTATGAGGACTGGGATATTAATAGTCCAAGTTTTAGTATGAAAGTACCCGCAACTGTAATGACTAAAAAATATTACAAAGGCACTAGTAAAATTAGTTTTAGTAGATTTAATGTGCATTTGCGTGATGAATTTAAATGTCAGTATTGCGGAATACAACAACAGTACAGTGAACTTACTATGGATCATGTAAAGCCTAGGTCACACGGTGGCAAGGCTACATGGGAAAATATAGTGACATGTTGCAAGCCTTGTAATACTAAAAAGAGCGACAGTGTATGGAAACCCAGGCGTAAACCACTAGAACCTAACGGTTATCAGTTAGCGGCTCTCCGGAGCCGTTTGCCATTTTATGTGAAACATAAAAGTTGGCTAGATTATATAGACAACGGTGTAATTAATGAAACTTTATCAATACGGATGTAGTGTAAGTCTAGGTGAAGAAGCAACTACATGTTATGGTAAATTAATATCAGAACAATACGGTTTTGACTTTATACAATATAGTGAAAGTAGTGCTAGTAATCCACACATTGCACTAAAGTTTTGTGAAACTTATAGTGATATTACACCACAAGATCTTGTAATTTTTGGTTGGAGTCATCCTAATCGTAACAGTTGGTATAACAAATACGAAAATAAATGGGAACATCTAAATTATATCCAACAGAAGAAACCAGGTAGTGTAAACACTGCTAGTGTAAAAGATTATGTATTACATCAGAACGGTGACTACATACAGGACTTGCACGACTGGTATCCTAAACATATTGTAGAAACTACTTGTAAGTTAAACAATTTACGTTTTATGCATGTAGATTGTGTGCCAGGTATGGTTGATGTATTAATGGAAAATAAGTCAAAATATATAGCGGATCATCTACATCCTAATGATGATGGACACCGCTATATTCATAAGTTATTACAGGAAGAACTTAGTCTACATCTACAATAATGCTATAACTGAAACCAGCATCTGCTGGAAGATCAGGATGTTCCTGTGTCATATAATCTGCAATGATTTCGTTAATTTTCATTAAATCAACACTGTCAATCATATCAGTATCTACAGTAAATCTGTTATTAGCCGGTTCTTCTGCAATCCTATCAATTTTGTCTTGTAGTGCTTTATAATCCATTATTTCGCATCCTCTTCTTCTAAGAAATCTTTGTAACTTTTGTAAAGTTTTTCTTCAACTGCTTCCATAGTTTCTTCAACTTCACGTGGCTCTTGATCCATTGGATTGTCACCAGGTGCACTTGCAGGATATTGCTTCTTAGGTCTATTGAGTCCACCACTTAGTCCAATTAACTGGTCTTCTGTGTCACTGTACTCTTCTTCAGGCTCATTTGCGTATTCTTCAATTTTGTCTGCATAGTTTTCATAACCTGCTAATTGTAGTATATCAGCTAATTCTTGCACTGGAACACTTACCATTGCATCAACTGCTTCTTCGTCACATCCACAATCTTCTTCTGTCTCAATAGTTTCGTCTGCTCTGTCCATGATTTCTTGTTTAATCTCATCATACTCTTTGCCCTGACCCGGATATTTTTCCTCAAATTCTTCTTTACTCATGCCATCTTCAACATCAATGATCATATTTTTGACGCCACCTTCTTCGAGTGTATCTTCTTCATCATACTTAAACGTATAACCAAAACCATCTAGTGCATCTAATAGTGATTCATGGTCACCTGCACGTATTGCATCCATATACATATCAACATGTTCTGGCACTTCATCTGCTATCAACTCTAACGCACTATCTGGATCATTTGCTACAAGAACACCCTCATCATTAAACACTTTAGGAAATTTTTTACTTTCCTTTTCATCTAATTGTTCTTCAGATGCAATATGTCCTAATTTATCTAAATATTCTCTCATATTGTCCATATTCATTTTACTTTCCTTATGTGTTTGCACCGGTAATGCGTTTAATCATGTTTTTATTTGCTACTTTTGTAGTATTATCACTTTTTGGTTGAGCTAGTTTAAGTGGATCTGCACTGCCTTTTTTCTCTACGCCTTTAAATATGTCTCCAAAAGAATTTGCAATTTGATTTATAAAATCATCGCCAACTTTTTTCTCAGGTTGCTTTGGGCCTTGGGCTATACTATAATTCCCTTCTGCATCTTTTTTATACATGTTAGGTGCCATAGGTAGACCTGTAAATCTATTTCTATTATCAGGTCCACGCAATTTATCAATGTCTTTATAAGGTGCTGAAGGATTAACTTTGCCTATTGTATTTGGCATATCTAACTCAGGACCTGTAGCAAATCTTCTATCTGGACCACCGCTCTTTGGTGTTGTCTTAGGTCTAGCAATTGGTGTTGCACCTGGTTGTCCGAACTGTTTCATTGCAGCTCTTGTCTGTGGACCCATTATACCATCAGCATCTATTTTAGCACCTTTTGCAATTAAACTTTTTTGTAATGCTAGTGTACTGTCATAATTTTTTGTGTTAGCCGCAGTTGCTTTTACTTTGCCTTTTTTCATTGGTGTTTTAGACATAGTAGATCCTTGGGATATATCACTGTCTTTAGCAGCTGGTGCTTTCGCAATAGTAGATCCTTGTGAAACGTCAGGTTGTTTTCCAATCTGTTTAGGGAATATTTTTTCACCTTTTTCACTGGCTTTTTTACCTAAGTTGTTAATGAGGTCTATAAATGGTCTAGCACTAGGATTTGTTTTAGAAACTCTTTTAGGAAGTTGGTAATCTTGTGGTACAAGACCTCTTTTTTTCAAACGATCTAACTGTAATTTAGTTGGTGTTATATTTGTACCAGTATAATAACCTGTTTTTAAGTCAATCTTTTCATTAACAGTAGATTCCTCTTCTGCTATAATATCTTTTAAAGAATCTATTGCTTTATATAAGTCGTTCATTACTTTGCCTTTTCAAACTCATACTTACGGGTTTCTAATCCTTTAAGCATATTTTCATTATACTTGTCGCCGAAACTATCTTCTGCTTTAACATCTTTTGCATCTTTATAATCTGGATCATCTAGTTTTGCACTATACTCGTCACCTTCTTCTTTGATTGCTTCTTCACGAGCAATCTCTTCCGGATGGTCACTGTTGATAACAACTAAGTGACTTGCCGGTACGCCAACTGTTTGGGTAATATATTCATATAGTTGATGAGCAGTAACTGGATATTTTAGTTCTGCGTCCATTATAAACACTTCAGCGTTGTTTAATGTTTGGAAATCCATTGGGTGTTCTTGTATAGGTGTTTTCTTAGGTTTACTAATACTTGTAACTTCATATTTTTCTAATGCAGTTTCGAGTGCGTTCATTATTTCTTCATCGCCTTTTTCGGCCATCTTAATGCGAAACTTATAAGTTTGTTCACTTTCTACAAGGTAACTTTTAAAACTTTTCATCTTTGTGATCCTTTTATATGTATGTATTTATTCCTTTTTGTGTGTATTACGTCCTAATATTTCCTGTAATAATTGTGTACGATCCACTGCATGTCCTTGTCCATCCTCTAAATCGTCACCATTATCTCTTGCTTGTTTGGCTAGTTTTGCATCTAATGTGGCTTTTTTAATTTGCAAATCTACTATCCTAAGTTTTTTATTAACTTTATGTTGTTTAGCACTAAGAGCAGTATCCAACATACGACTAGCATTATTAAATATTTCACCACTAAAACGTGCTTCAACATTCATACCCAAGTCCATTAAATCCTTGAATGTATCTTTTGCTAAATCTGCAATGTCATCCATTTCTTTATCACTAGTATCAAGCTCCCGTACACTAGGCAAAGCAGCATCTATCTTATCTACATTTGCCATCGCAGTTTGCAATTCAGGTATATCTTCTGCAGTTACATTATCTATAGTTTTTTTACTTTCTTCCTTAGACAAAGGCATTTCTTCGCTAACTTCAACGTTAAAAAGTTCTTCTAATTTTTTTGTCATTTAATATCCTAATAATTAAAGAAAAAATCTAAATTTTCTATTTTACGTTTTCCATTTAGTATGCATAAAGGTCTTATAGTGTTGCTTTCGTTGTAAGTAGCATGTGCATAGTTAAAATTAAAAAAAGTTCCGTGATCAACAGGAATACATCCGCTACGTCCAACTTTAAAATGATGACCTCTTGTATCTTCTGCTAAATCTAATATAAAACTACAAGGCCCTTGCATATGTATTTTAGTTTCTTCTTCTCGATGCACATCTACATGCGGAGCAAAAGTTTCTCCCGGGTATTGTGTTTGTAGTGTTACTGTGTATAATTCTTCGAATTTTAAAATTTTACATAAACGTTGCAATTCTTCTCCTGGCAGTTCTTCAATTTTAGTAAACGGACTATCCCAAGAATAAGGACCTTTTCTAAATGCTCGTCTACCTCCTTTTATAGGTTTATCCTTTGCTGGAAATGCAAATTTTTTACTATCTTTTACAAAAGTACACATTGCTTTCATTTCATTGTGTAACTTTTTTCTATCTATATTTTTAAGGACATCGGGATCTAAAGTTTTATAAGGAGTCACAATATTATTTTTCTTCCAATATCTAGGGCCGTTGCCGTTACTGAAAAAGCCTTTTATTATTTGAGGATAATCATCGTTTAGATAGATTGGTTTATCTACAGTATGTATATACTTTTCAAATAAATTACTACCAAAATCTGTGTTGACAATACTTTCTAATAAAGTTTGCCACATCATTCCCATGTTAGTATGTAACCAGATCTCCCATTGTCCTTTTGTATACAGTACTAAACCTGGTTGGATTTTATTCTGTGTACTTTCTTCCAAGAACCATCCAGTAAATATCAATCTATCTAATGATTCATTGTTTATTTTTATTTCTTGTATTTTAAGTTTAGATTCTGGGTATTCTATGACTAATTTATACCATCCATCTTTAATATCAAATTCTATTCCATTAGTAAAATCTATAGATTTATCTTCTAATGACATCAGGTAATAATTACCTAATGGTTTATTTGCTTGAATGTCGATTAACATCTGCAAAAGTCTCCTATTGTATTATATATACTTATTATTAACGTTTACCGTTGTGGAAAATATCTTCTTCGGTTACAACTCTAAAACGTAGGCCTTTGTGCTTTGCCCATTTTGCAGCCGCTTCCCACTTTGCATGGTTAATAGCAATTGCAAGTTTTTCTTGTTTACGAGTTTTTTCTGTAAGTATTGTTTGTGATTTAGGTTTTACTTCAATAAGCTCGGCATGTTTTTTTCCGTTCTTATCTTGATACATTACAACAAAATCTGGTACATAAACTGTACCTTTTCCTGTTAGTGGATTACGATAAGGTATTTGTATTGCTTCACTTGCCCAGTTTACAACACTTGGATGGTTATCGCAGAAACGCATAAATGCATGTTCCCAACCACTTCTGTATCTTGGAGATTTGTTTCCACTATATTTTTGTGGATTTTTCATTTCGTATATGCCGTTTGCAAACTTGTTACGACTAAACATTTTAAGCCTCTATTTGTCTGGCTATGTTTTCATTCGGAGTAATATTTTGTTCATATCCTAATAAACTTGAACTGCGTCTACTTAAATTTAAAAAGGTAGGTACTGCACTTTTTAAATCAGCAACACCTTCAAATTGTTGTATAATATCTAATATATTTACATTCAGTTCGTTGGCCGCTTCTATTGTTGCTGCAGTAAGTGCAGCCGCAGCATCAGTGTTTGCAGTTCTTGCTACAAAAAAACTTTTTGCAGCTTCATACTCCATGTCGGTCATACTGATTTGATTTGTAAAATAGTTTGTAAAATAATCCTGTACTCTTTGATCAAAATTATCTGCAGGTTGTACTAGTGGTAAATTTGTATCCTGTGCCATATTATGTTCCTGCGTCTACTAATTTGCTTAAAGGTTTACTTACAATACTACTTTTTTCACCAACAGTTCGCATATCACTAATTTTAGCTGCATTGGATTTTGTACCAGCTTTTGGAACCTGATTTGCAAAACCTATATTATATGAACTAGAGTTAGTGATGTTGCTTCTATATGTTTGAATATTTTGCCCTTCAGAAAATACTATACCATTTGTAGGTACTATATCACTATTGTTAGGTCTAGTACTAGTTGTGTTTTCTCCAGTAAAATAATTTATTATTCCGTCTTCAATGCCACCTACAAAATCGTTTGCTACTTTTTCTGCTGCTCCAGTGACTGGCACTAGTATGTTACTAGTAGGTTTTTTACCAGTTAACAAATTGTTAGCAAAAATACTAATAGTGTCCTGTATTACATTACCAGTAGTAAGGCGTGATTGGTTAAAAATTATATCTGCATCTGTAATTGTACCTATGACATTGCCTTGGAATAAATCTTTAGGACGTTCACCTGTTGTTGTCCTAATTGAACCATCTATAAATGCGTTATCTTCTCCAATTGATAAATTGTCTGCACTTAAATCACTAACTTCTACATCATA